GGGCGGGGCTTCGGCCCCGCCCGTTTTCTTTGGAGAAGCTGTAATGCCTAAAATTAAGATCACACGAAGCTGCGTCTGTAACGGAGAACATGCAGAGGCGGGCGAGGTTGTGGATGCGTCCTCCGTGGACGCCACCTATTTGATCGGCCTGGGAAAGGCCGTGCCAGCCGGGAAGGCTCCCAAGGCGGAAAGCCGCGAGGCGGACGCCGAGGAAAGCATTTCCAAGCGGATGAAATAAATGGCGGTTGAAAGCGCGACGGATCGCGCCGCGTTTTTTTCAACTGACGACTTTGGAGTGGCGGCGACATATACGCCGTCCGGCGGCAGCGCGTCCACGGTGAACGGTCTGCTCGAGGATGATTTTTTTGCTGCGCTTTCTGGCACCAGCGAGGTTCCCATTGAAAGCGCCAAGCTGACTTTCACATGCCGCGAGGCGGATGTTTCCAGCCCACGGCACGGCGATGCGGTTGTAATCAACTCGGTGAGCTACACGGTGGCCGGTGTTCAACCGGATGGCGCCGGGATGCTTATCCTGATTTTACAGACTACCTGACATGCCTGACCATATCAGACAGACAATCCGTGAGGCTGTTGTGACCGCCGTCACCGGCCTGACGACAACTGGGAGCAACGTCTATGACAGCCGGGTGGTCCCAGTTGAGACCCAGACGCTGCCATGCTTGCTGGTTTATGCGTCGAGCGAAACAGTGGAGGTCGAGACGCTGGGAAGCGCACGATCCCTGCTGCGTGAGCTAGAGGTTGTCGTGGAGGGAGTTGCCAAGGCCACGTCCTCCATCGAGGACACTCTGGACCTCATAGGCAAGGAGGTGGAGGTCGCCATAGGCGGCGGGCCGACGCTCTCCGGCGCTTGTGATGACATCCATCTGACCGGTGTGGAGTTGCAGCTTTCTGGCGAGAGCGAGACACCGCATGGCACAGTCAAGATGACATTCGCGGCGTTCTACTCGACGCCCGAGAACGATCCAACCACATCGAGGTAATGAAAATGAAAGAAGTCGAAATGTGGCCGCCAAAAGGCGGCACTAGCGTAATGGTCTTGCCGGAGAACGTCGAGACCATGAAAGGGCGCGGGTGGGCCGTAAAGGAAAAGCCCGTCGCTAAGTCAAAACCCGTATCTGCCACGGAGGAAAAGGAACATGGCTAACCACAAGGGTTCCGAAGGGACCGTCAAGATCGGCACGAATGTTCTTGCCGAAGTCAAAAGCTGGTCATTAGACCAGACCGGAGATACGCTGGAGGACACCAGCATGGGCGATTCCGCCCGCACATTTAAGAGCGGCCTTACAAGCTGGAGTGGCTCGGTGGATGTGTTCTGGGACGAGACAGACACCTCGGGCCAGGGCGCTCTCACCATTGGCGCGTCGGTAGCGGTTAATCTCTATCCCGAAGGCGCTGATTCAGGGGACACCTATTTTTCCGGCACCTGTCTAGTTACTTCCATCGGACGCATAGGCAGCTTCGACGGCATGGTTGAGGCTTCCTTCGGATTCCAGGGCACGGCTGCGCTCACTGAGGGCACCGTCTGATGGCTGAAAAAAACTCGGTCCTCGACCGGGCCAAGGATCATTTTTCCGAAATGGAAATGAAAGTGATCGAGGTCGAGGAGTGGGGTGAGGGCAACGAGGCATTGGTAATCTACGCCAAACCTCTGACGCTGCGTGACAAATCACGCATCCTGAAAATGTCTAAGGGCGACGACATCTCCATCATGGCTGAAGTAGTCGTAATGAAAGCCGAGGACAAGGACGGGAACTGCCTCTTTACCCGCGCCGACAAGGAAACGCTCATGCGATCCGTTGACCCCGACATTATAGCCCGCATCGCAGCGGAGATTATGGGGTCGGAGTCGCTCGAGGACCACACAAAAAACTGACTGAAAACCCAGACGCATTCACCGTGATGGCGCTGGCTGATCGGCTGGGTAAATTCAAATCAGAGGTTCTGGACATGACCGTGAGCGATTTCAACGAGTGGCTTGCCTATCTGGAAGTGAGAGAGAATAAATGGCGAAAAAGCTGAAGTTTGACATCCACGCGCAGGACAAGACTAAGCGGGCGTTCAGCGCCGTCACGCGACGTCTTTCTGCCATCAAGAAGTCGGTTTTTTCGCTCAAGGGTGCGCTGGTGGGTGCCTTCGGCGTTGCCGGGGTGGTTTCTATTGCCCGCTTCGGCAAGGCCGCCATTGAGGCCGCCGACAAGATAGCCAAGACAGCCGATGCTGTCGGAATCACCACCGACGCGCTGCAAGAATACCGCCACGCCGCCGAGTTGTCGGGCGTGGAAACGGCCAAGATGGACAAGGCCATTATGGATTTCGGCAAGCGCATGGGTGAGATGCGTGCCGATACGGGCGCTCTGACGACCTTCCTCAAGAAGCACGACACAGCTCTCCTTTCCACACTAAAAAACACGGACAACGTAACCGACGGCCTTAAGATTCTCTTTAATGCTCTAGCGAAGGTAAAGAGTCAGGTTGATAAAGACGCGCTGGCGTTTGCTGCTTTTGGCAGGTCCGGCACGGCGATGACCGTGATGGTTAAGAACGGCACGGAAGGGCTTCAGCGTATGCGCGAGGAAGCGCGGCGGCTGGGGTTGATTATAAGCGAGGACATGCTGCGGGGAGCCGAGGCGGCAAACGACCAGCTCACCCGGATGCAAAAGATTATCGGCGTTCAACTGACGAATGCCATTCTTAAACTTTCGCCACAAATAGTAGCATTATCGCAAAAATTTATAGACGGCCTCCCTGGTTTAATAGCCTGGACGACAAAGGCTCTTGAGTTTCTCAATATAATTGAGCCCACGGCTTCGATGGATGAGCTTGTTGCTGAATTAGGGGAAATCGAAGCTAAGCAAGAGAAACTCAATGAACTTTGGGAAATGAACCCAGGCAAAGGTTTGGCGAGGAGCATCAGAGAGACGACGGCTGAATATGAGAAAGCGGCCAGCGCAATACGGGAGCAAATAAATGCTCTCAACGATTTAAACAAAGCTAAAAAGCCACCGGCAGAGGAAGCGGCGGGGACTGGGCCTCTTGCCGCCGATGAGGAATTTCTTAAAAGCACAGCCAAGATAACAGCACGCCTTAAAAAGCAAATTGTCAAAGAGACGGAGGCGGGCCAGCGTGCCCTTGAGCGGATAAGGGAAACAGCAAAGTCCGTGAATGCCGACCGCCTTCAAATGATCGACCTGCGCCTTCAAAAAGAACTGGCTGCGGTGGACGAGCTGCGGCTTACCGAGGCAGAAGCTGCGGAGGCGCGACGGCTGCTTAACGAAACGGCTGTCAGCCAGAGAATTGAGGAAAATAAAAGGATATTCGAGGAGGCCAAGCAGCAGAGCGCCGCCGCCGCAGAGGAAGTAAGGACTAATTTCAACGCGGCGTTTGACGGCATGACGGACTCGCTGTCCAGCGCGGTCCAGGGGGTGGTTCTCTACGGCAAGACCTGGTCTGAGGTTGGTCGAGATATTGGCCGCCAGGTCATTGCCTCGATCATTGACGGCCTGGTCACGCTTGGTGCCAGAATCGCCGCCAACTTTGTTATCACCCAAGCCTTTGGCAAGGCTGCGGCGGCGGCGGCTATTGGAGAAGGAGCGACGGTGGCCTCCGCGTGGGCACCCGCAGCGGCGATGACTTCATTGGCTACCTTCGGGGCCAATGCCGTCCCGGCGTCGGCGGCGATAGCATCCACAGCGGCTTTGTCTCAGGGTCTTGCCTTCGCGGGGGGTCTTGAACGCGGTGGGCCTGTTTCTTTTGATAAATCATTTCTGGTTGGAGAAGCTGGCCCGGAGTTGTTCATCCCTGGCCGGAGCGGAACTGTAGTCTCAAACGATAATCTACGCGGCGGTGGGACGGTCATAAACATTGATGCACGGGGGGCCGAGGTGGGCGTCGAGGAGAGAATACGGACAGTCTTAAACCGCGAACGTCCGGGCATTCTTAGGGACGCCAGTAATCTTTCCATTGCGGCGGTCCAGGCGAGGGCCGACCAGGGTGGTGGCTTTGCCAAAGCGATGGGGCGCAGATAATGCCTGACGCATTTCCCTCCATCACGCCATCATCCGCCGAGTTCTCTCTGGCTACCAACACTCGTGTCTTTACTTCGCCGCTGTCTGGGACGACGCAGACTTTATCTCTGCCGGGAGCCAGGTGGCGGGCGCGGCTTGTATTTCCGCCTCTAATAGGGAGCGACAAGCTGACCATGCAAGCGTTTCTCACCAAACTTGATGGCGCGGCAGGGCGTTTCTATCTGGGAGATCCGGCTTACAAGCTGCGCGGGGCTGCGGGCGCTGGCGGTGGGACGCCTCTGGTTAATGGCGCGTCGCAGACTGGCACAAGTCTGGTTACGGATGGATGGACGGGCAGTGTGACGGGGGTTTTGAAGGCGGGGGATTATTTGTCCTACGACACATCAGCGGGCCGCGAGCTTCACATGGTAACGGCGGACGCCAACAGCGACGGCAGCGGTAATGCGACATTTACAATTGCGCCCAAAATCCGCACATCACCAGCGAACAACGCAGCTATAACGTATGTTTCACCAACCTGCATTATGCGGCTGGTGGATGACGACCAGGCCAAGTGGGCGCTCCAGGCGGTAAAGAGCGACATCGCGGCAAACATTAGCATTGATACCGTCGAGACGTTTTTTTCCTGATGGCCCGCACAGTAACCGCCGCCTCCAAGGCCGCCGCGCAGTCCGAGGTTTGCACTCCGGTCCAGCTTGTCGAGTTGGACTTCTCCGGCGGCTTCTTACGCCTGACGACCTCGCCCCACAACATTGTTTTCGATGGCGATACATATTCCGGGATTGGAAAATGTGGCTCCCTGTCTCAGGTCGAGGAGGCGTCCGAGCAGAAGGCGTACTCGATCAACGTAACCCTCTCCGGGGTCGCTTCAGACCTCATATCGGTGGCGCTGGGCCAGGAATATCAGGGAAGGTCCGGCAAGGTCTGGCTGGGGTTTATCAATTCCAGTGGGGCGCTTATCGCCGACCCTATGGTGTCGTTTTCTGGGCGCATGGACACGATGGACCTGTCGCTGGGCGCTACTGGGAAACTCAGCGTTATCATCCAGAGCCGCCTCGCGGACTGGGAGCGGCCCAGGCTTTCGAGATATACCAACGAGGAGCAACAGGCGCTCTATTCCGGCGACAAGGGGCTGGAGTTTGTTCCCCAGATGGTTGAGAAAACCATCATCTGGGGGCGGTGATGGGGTGGTTCGATTGGTGGGATGATTTTACCGAGTGGGTTGAGGATGTTGTTGAGGAAGTTGTAGATTTTTTCGAGCCGGTCGCGGAGTTCATCGGGGACGTAATAGATACCCTGTTCGGCTCGGAGGACATCCCCGGCACGCCGGGGGGTGGGTTCAGCTCGGAGGCCAGGGAGCGTTCCCAGGTTATTCGGTCCTCGGTCCAGCCCCGCCGCGTTGTCTATGGTGAGGTGCTTCTTTCCGGGCCGCTTGTTTTTGCATCATCGAGCGGGAGCACGAACGAATATCTGCATTTGGTTGTCGCGCTTGCCGGGCATGAATGCCAAGGGCTGGGTTCTGTCTATCTTAAAGAATATGAGATCACGCCCTCGATGGTGGACGGCAGTGGCGACGTAACGACTGGCAAATACTCCGGCTTCGTCCGCATTAAAAAACATCTGGGGACCACGACACAAACCGCCGACAGCGATCTGGTCTCGGAGGTGGCGGAATGGACTACCAACCACCGTCTGCGCGGCGTCTGTTATATTTACCTCCGGCTAAAGTTCGACCGTGATGTATTCCCGACCGGCATCCCGAATATCCGGGTGGTAGTAAAGGGCGCGAAGATACTGGACACGAGGACTTCCGCCACCGCGTATTCGACCAACCCGGCGATGGTGATGCGGGACTATCTGGCGAGGACTGACGGCCTCAACGCAGCAACGACTGAGATCGACACCACCACATTTGATGCGGCGGCGAACATCTGTGATGAGGAGGTGCCGCTGAACGAGGTGAGCGACACATTCACCGCATCGAGCGGGACACTAACGCGGGCCGACACCACTGTACCTATGACGGATGGCGACCTGTGCCAGGTTTCCACCACTGGCGGCCTTCCGTCGCCGCTTG